CGGAGGGTCGAGGGCCTCATGCGGCCGCCTTGCCGCGCTTGGCGGGGGGCTTTTGCGACGGCGTGGGATCGGCGGTGATGCCAGCCTCGGTGGCCAACTTCAGGCGCACGGCGCGGCCGCGAGGGCCATCCCAACTTCCAAGCAGTGCTTGGCGCGCATGCGACTGGTCGACCTTGTTGTCGCGGCACCAGGCTGCGAGCGTGGTGCCCTTCCCGACGAAGTGAGCCTTGACCTTGAGCAGCAGTTCTCGGCTCGGGGGTGGGACGTTCGTGTTCACTTGCTATCCTGCCTGCCTGTTGTGAATGGGGCAGGCACAGGATGAGAGCTTTAGCCCCTCCATGTCAAGGGGCGTGAGCGTGAACTTTGGTTCTCGAATTTCTGAGCAGCGGACAGCCGCAGGACTCAGCCAAACCAAGGCTGCAGAGCTTTGCGGGGTGTCTCGCGAGATGTGGGGAAAGTACGAGCGTGGGCTCGCATCGCCCGGCGCTGAAGTTCTCGCGCGCGCTGCTCTCGCTGGTCTTGACGTGATGTACATCCTCACCGGATCGACGGGGTCCCCAAATCCGTCGACGTCGACAGATTCTCCAAAAGAGCAGCCCGTGCAGATCACGGACGAGCATCGGCTACGCCTGGCAGCAGAGGGCGTCTTCGAAGGCTTGGCCGAGATCAAGCGGAAGCTGCCTCCGGCGAAACTCGCCGAACTCATCGTTGTTGCGTACCAACTCACGGCAGGGCCTGAGCAGCAGGCGAAGTCCAACGTGCTTCGATTGGTGCGCGCCGCGGCGTAGTCGCAGCGGCTGAGAAAGCCATGCCCTGAGATCGCAACCGCGCGGACTTCCGCGCCTATGGGAGAAACAGGGGATGTTTGACGAAGATGCACTTCGGGCGCGTGCTCGCGCCCTTGTTGGGGATTCCACGCCTGCGGACGATGCTGAGTCGGTCCTCCGGCAACGGGTCGGCGGCACCGGCAACGTCGCGGTGCAAGGCAATAACAACCAGGTCAACTTCAACGCGTCGAGCCGAGAGAGCTATTCGGCCTATACGACGGCCGAGCTGGTGGAGGAGCAGCACCGGCTCGCCGCTCAGCTGGAGCACCTGCAGAGGCGCCATTCCAACGCCTCGATCCTCACCATCGGGATGGCCATGAGTCCCCCAATCTTGGGCCTGCTCGCAATGAAGCATCTGCCGCCCGACTTGATGATGGCGGGCTGGATGGTCGCGATCGGCGCTGGGGTGCTGGGCTGGCTGTTCGGCCTCAAGCGCGAGGCGCAGCTCGCACGGGCTTGTCGAGCTGTGGCCGGCAAGCTGGAGGCTGTGCAGGCGCATCTCTTGCATCGGAGCAACTGGCACCCGCTCGGTGCCCGTGACATCCGGTAGGAAAACTCCTACCCCTCATTCGGCATTTCGCCGATACCGGTGGCCGCCTCCGCGCGCCACCATGTCCTTGCGCTGCCGGAAGCCCAATCGCGCAACCCGGCGCGGCCAGTACCGGGGTCAAGCTGAGCCGGCAGCGTTCTCGCATCTCGATGGAGTCGATCAATGAAATCAGGGGTCACAGCAATCTTCTCGGCAGCGCTGCTCGCGCTGCTCTTCGCCTGCCTGCCGCAGGCTCATGCACTCGCGCCGGAGGACGGCGTGTGGTGGAACCCGAGCCAGTCCGGCCGCGGCTGGTTCATCGTTTCCCAGAACAACACGATGGTGGTGGCCAGTTACACCTTCGCCCAGGACGGCTCGCCGCAGTGGTACATCAGCACCGGCACGTACAGCCCTGGCACGCGCACGCTCAACGCATCACTGCTGGGTTTCCGCAACGGCCAGTGCATCGGTTGCGCCTACCGCGCACCTGAGCAGACCACCAGCCCAGGCGCATTGACCATCGTCTTTGAGGGCGATGAGCGCGCGACGTTGACCCAGGCCGGCGAGACAGTGCAGCTGCAGAAGTTCATGTTCGGCTATCCGCAGCGCGATGACAGGCTGTGGGGCGAGTGGGCTTTCGCCATGAACGTCGTGGGTCTAGGTGATAGCGAGTTCCTGGTGTTCGACCGCCCGTTCACAGGCAGCAACGGAACCCAGTACGTGCAGATGCGCCGCCGGTACAGCTCTGCGGGTCTGGGCCTGGCGTCCTTCGAGCAGTCCCGTGGTGAGTACCTGGCGCTGCTGGACTCCTCGACCAGCTACTACAAGCTCTTCGTCTACCCGGCAGGCGCGAATCGCTCGCTCGGCGGTCGCTACTGGCTCTACCTCAAGACCGCATCGCCGACTGGTAGTGGCAACCCCATGGTGGCCGTGCGGGTGCGCGATCGAGCAGACGTTCCCACGCCGCTGAGCGGCCCTGCCGCGCAGGACAAGTCGCTCGCAGCGGAGGTGCGTGATGCCGAGCTGGCCAAGGCAATGGAAATGCAGGGCGAGGCTCCGGCCTACATCCAGGCATGGGCGGCCGAGGTTGCGGCTGAGATGGAAACTGCGAAACGCGCACAGGCCAACTAAGGCCAGCACTCCGCAAGCAACAGCCTCGGCGTTTGCGAAAGCGACGCCGGGGCTTCGCCCCTACTGGGCGAGACCAACGCCTAGCGCCAACCCCAGCAAGAAGCCCAGCAGTAGCGCCCTCGCCAGCAGCCTGCGCAGCTCGCTGGCCTTCGCGGTGACGTACCAGTCGAAAGGGCGATGGGTTCGCCGTGCGGTCTCCTTCAGGTCCCGGTTGATCGCCAGCTCCATCAGCCATCTCAGCTTCTCGATGGGCCAACCGCGGCTGATCGCTCGATCAATCAGCCGCGCTAGCCGCTCGTGTAGGTTCATGGTGTGCTCCAGTGAGCCTGAGGCGCAGCACGCCGCAGCCGAAACACCGTGACCACTACCCGCCGCTCCATCACAAAGACCACCTCGCCTGAGACCAGGTAGTAGCGCCCGCAGTAGCCGCGCATCCAGCGCCGCGCGCTCTTCGGGCAGCTCTGCCGAATGCGCGCCTTGGTGCGAGGGCTTGCGGGCTTGGCGCAGCGCAACGCTGCGACCAAGTCGAAGCCGGGGAAGCGCTGGTCAGCGCGGTGCAGGGCATGCTTGGTCCAGGTCTCCATGGCGTGGCTCGGCGATCGCGGCCTGAGCACGCTCCCACGCGCGCGCGTGGGCTTTCATCGGAACCGGGGCCGATGATCGGGCGCGAATAGATGATGAGACTGCCAGGGCCCGAGCACAGGAGCCCCGGCATGTCTCCCCATTGCACGGCCAGCCGCCATGGCTGAGCCCACCACCCAGACCACGAAGATCGTCGGCGGCTCCGTCGCAGGCATGTTCCTGCTCGCGATGGCGCTGCTGCAGCCGTGGGAGGGCTACTCCGCACGGCCCTACCGCGACATCGTTGGCGTGCTCACCGTCTGCCATGGCCACACCGGCCGGGTGGAGCATCGCGAGTACAGCCACGAGGAGTGCGGCCGGCTGCTGGCAAGCGACATGGGCGAGGCCTGGAACACGGTGCAGCGCTGCATCGACGCGCCGATGACCGAGTACCAGGCGGCGGCTCTACTTTCCTTTGCCTTCAACGTCGGCCCCGGCAAGCGCGGCGTCAAAGACGGGCTCTGCGTGCTCCGGAACGGCAACCAGCCCCGCATCCGCGTCTACGCCAACCAGGGCCGCTGGGACCTCGCCTGCGCGCAGCTCCCGAACTGGGCGCTGGCCGGCGGCAAGCGGTCGCGTGGCTTGGAGAACCGCCGCGCGGCCGAGCGCGCGATGTGCGAGGGCCGTGCCCCATGAACATCGCCGCGACCGTGCTGGGCGTGCTGTGCGTGGCGCTGGCCGCCGGCTGCGTTGTGCAGACGGTTCGCCTGGGCACGGCGCAGGCCGCCCACTCAACAGCCACGGCAGAGCGCGATCGCTATGCGCTGCAGGTGGCAGAGCAGCGCGCCGCGCATGAAGTGGCGATGCGCGAGAAGGACAGCCGCCAGCGTGAAGCGCTGCGCGCCATCGCCCGAATCTACGAGCAGGAGCAAAGCAATGCCCAAGCCGCCCACGACAAGGTGGTTGCTGATCTGCGTGATGGTCTTGTCCGGCTGCGCGAGCGTTGGACCTGCCCCGCAGCCGCTGCCACCGCCGATCTGTCCACCGCCGCCGGAGCCGCCGGCAGCGCTGATGCGTCCGCCGAACTACGAGCAGCGTCTGCGGGACGAGTTGTTCGAGCCGGTGCCGAGTGCGACGCCCAGGTCAGAGGCCTCCAGGCCGTAGTGCTCGCCTACCAGGAACAGCAGGGGGTTCCGCAGTGACCTTGATCTTCGAACCGATTCACATCGTCTACCTCGGGCTGCTGCTCGCGGCCTTCGTCACCGGGCTATGGCGCGTAGGCAAGTGGCTGGTGGCGAGCGTCGAGAAGCGCATCGACGATCGCTTCAGCGTGCTCGCCGCCGATAGTCGCGCCTGGCGCGCGGTTGAGCGCGACCTCATGGAGCTGCGTGCCGAGCTGCCGAACCAGTACGTGCGTCGCGAGGACTACATCCGCGGCCAAAGCGTCGTCGAAGCCAAGCTCGACGCCGTCGCCGCAAAGCTCGAAGTGGTGCAAATGCAAGGAGCCCGCCGTGAAGGTTGACCTGGAAAAGCCCCGCCACGAGCAGGTGCGCTGGGTGTTGCTGCTGACCCTCAACAACGCTCGGCCAGGCGATGCCGGTGCCAGCCTGCTGGTGCGCACGGTGCAAGGCGCCCTGTACCCGGACGCCACGGCGATGGAGGTTCGGCGCGAGCTCGACTACCTGGCGAGCCGCCGTCTGGTGGAGATCACCGACCCGCCCTCGGGGCCGTGGCTGGCTCGGCTGACGCGCTACGGCGTCGATATCGCCGAGTACACGATTCCGTGCGAGCCCGGCATCGCTCGCCCCAAAGACAAGTGGTGGTGAGCCATGCCGCCGCCCAGCAAGATCGATCAGCTGCCGGAGCACATCCGCGCAGAGCTTGAGCAGCGCATCGTCGCCAACGGCTTCGGCGGCTACGTCCAGCTGGCCGATTGGCTGGCGGAGCGTGGCTTCGAGATCAGCAAGACCACCGTGGGTGCACACGGCAAGGAGCTGAAGCGCCACCTCGACGCCGTCAAAGCGAGCACGCAGGCCGCCATCGCCTTCGAGGAAGCCGCTCGCGACGACGCGGATGCGCGCAGCAACGCGATCTACGCCAAGTTCCAAGCCGGCGTCTTCGATGCGCTGTTGGCCTTCAGCGAAGCCGAGGGCGAAGTGAACCCTGCCAAGCGCCTCGCTTTGCTTACGAAGACCGGCAAGGACTTTGCCGCGCTCGGTCGCGCCAATGTGGCCGGCAAGCGCTGGATGCTGGAGGTGCGCTCGAAGCTGGAGGCTGCCGCCGCCGACGTGCGCAAGCTAGCCGAGGGTGCGGGCGTTTCCGAGGAGACGCTCAAGGCCATCGACCGCCGCCTGCAGGGCGTGGTGTGACATGGGTGCGGCCCGCATCATCCCCGCCGATCCCAAGGCGATCTTCCTGCCCTCGCAGTCGCGCTGGATCAACGATCACAGCCGCCTGAAGATGGCCGAGAAGTCGCGCCAGATCGGCTGGTCGTGGGCCACCGCCTATGCCTGCGTGAGGCGTACGGCCAAGCAGGGCGCGCGCTTTGACCAGTGGGTCAGCTCGCGCGATGAGATGCAGGCCCGGCTCTTCATCGAAGACTGCAAGCTGTGGACGGACGTGCTGCAGCTGGCTGCCCAGGATTTCGGCGAGCAGGTGATCGACGCCGCCACCAAGCAGACCGCCTACGTGCTGCGCATGGCGAACGAGCGCCGCATCCACAGCATGTCGAGCAACCCCGACGCGCAGGCCGGCAAGCGCGGCGGCCGCGTGCTGGACGAGTTCGCCCTGCACCCGGACCCGCGCAAGCTCTGGGCGATCGCCTACCCGGGCATCACCTGGGGCGGAAGCCTGGAGGTGTTCAGCACCCACCGCGGCAGCCACAACTTCTTCAACCAGCTGATTCGCGAGGTGCGCGAGGGCGGCAACCCCAAGGGCATCAGCCTGCACCGCATCACCCTGGAAGACGCGCTGGGCGAGGGCCTGCTTTACAAGCTCCAGCAGAAGCTGCCTGAGGACGACGAGCGCCAGGCCATGGACGAACAGGCCTACTTCGACTTCGTGCGCGCCGGCTGCGTCGACGAGGAGAGCTTCCAGCAGGAGTACATGTGCAAGCCGGCCGACGACGACGTGGCCTTCCTGGAATACGACCTGATCGCCAGCGTCGAGTACGCCCAGGACGCGGACTGGGAGGCCATCGATCGCGGCGAGCTGTACGCCGGCATCGATATCGGCCGCAAGAAGGACCTCACCGTGATGTGGGTCTTCGAGCGCCTCGGCGACGTGCTCTATACCCGCAAGATCATCGCCCTGCAGAACATGCCGAAGCCCGAGCAGGAGGCGATCCTCTGGCCGTGGATCGCTCGCTGCCGGCGTGTCTGCATCGACGCGACCGGCCTCGGCATCGGCTGGGCGGACGACGCCCAGCGCCGCTTCGGCCCGCACCGCGTCGAGGCGGTGACCTTCACCCCAAAGGTGAAGGAGGCGCTGGCCTATCCCGTCCGCGGCCGCATGCAGGATCGAACCCTGCGCATCCCCTACGACCCGCACATCCGCGCCGATCTGCGCAGCGTGACCAAGCAGACGACGACGGCGGGGAACATCCGCTTCACCGCAGAGCGCACGCCTGACGGCCACGCCGACCGCTTCTGGGCGCTGGCGCTGGCCACGCACGCGGCGAGCGCGCCAGCCGCACCGATCGAGTTC